TTTCACCTTTTAAACAATTGAAATTAAAAAAATAAAATTATGGCATTATTAGATTTTTTGTTAAAGCCTGCAAAGAATAAGCTACAAAAGGCAGTCTATCAATACTGGCTCAATTCAGGTCAGGCTAATATAATGCCTGATAATGCAGATGCGTATATTGAACAAGGTTATATGGGTAATGCTGGGGTTTATTCTATTCTTACCCGTATAGACCAGATGAGAAAACAAGCCGAATTGAAACTATACAGGAAATTGAGTTATGGCGAATATGAGGAAGTAACCGACCATGAACTTTTAAGATTTAAGCAAAAAATTAATAGTTACACAACAACCAATGAATTAATTACTGCCTTGCTAATTTACCGACTTACGTTAGGGGAGTTTTTCATATACATGCCGAGGTTACAAGGTGGTGTGAACAAAGGGAAGGTGCCGGAGTTTTTCATTATGCCTGGAAATGAAACAGAGATAATTGAAGGGACGATATTTGATCCGGTGAAAGGTTATCGGATTGAAGGAAGCGTTGATGTGATGTTTGAGAAAGAGGAAGTATATCATAATAAGATGTTCAATCCAAATTGGGGTCGGGACAGATCACTACACGGGCTTTCACCACTTCGGGCAGCATCCAGAACAGTCAGCAAACAGAATCAGATAGAGGTAACTGAATTAAAGCAATTTGAAAATCAGGGAGCGCCATATATTTTGTATAGAGAAGGCGATGGTAATTTCCAAACACAAAGATTAACGTCAGAGCAGCGTGACGATGTAGCCAAACAAGTAAAAAATGCAAGCAGGGAATCCAATCGGGGACTGCCATTAATTCTTCGGGAAAAATATGGAGTTATAAACCTGGGGAATAAGTTAGCTGACTTGAATGTTATTGAAAGTTCACGGGATGGTTTGAGGACGTTATGTAATATATACGGGTTTCCGGTCGATTTGATGAATGACCCGGCTGGATCAACTTACAACAACAAATCAACAGCAAGAAAAGCAGCATGGACTGATTGTATTATTCCAAACTTAAAAGAGATTGAAGAAACGTTTAACTATGTTACAATATATGGAGTTGAGGCATTTGAGAAAGATAATCTGTTTTGGAAATTTGATACAAATCAAATTGAGGAATTGCAGGACGGTATTGAAACGATGGTTAACTGGATGGTTAAGGCGAAATGGACTGGCAATGAGATAAGGAAAGCGACAGGAAAAGAACCGGTTGATAATCCGTTAATGGATGAACCAATAATTAACATGGGAGAAACGTTTCTATCTGATTTTGGAATTGACTTAGGATTAGAAAAAGATTTTGGGGACTATGAAAAGAGAGACTAAAATATTTGAAAAGAAATTAGTCCGAACAAGAAACATGATTGAGCGGAAAGGACTGACAATGATAAAAAAGGCATTGCGGGACCAGTACCGTTCATTTGTTGATAAAGCAAAATTATATTCTCCGGACAGGTGGATTGAAGCAACAGAATTTATTTCAGAAGATCCGATTAAAGAATATTTTGAAAAGTTCTATCAGATGACGGCACCACTTGCATTGATGACCTACAAACAAATGAAAGGAGAAAAGTCCGAAACAGATGATCTTTGGTTAGGGATATTTCAGGAAAAAATGAGGATGTACGTTAGTAAAATGGCTGGTGAAAAAATCACAACAATAACAGGAACATCTAAAGAAAAAATAAAAGGAATCATAAGGCAGGTATTGGAGCAGGCTGAGATTGAAGGATTAGGTATTGAAAAAATTACCGTGAGACTGGTTCAAGAAGTGGGTGCAAACCTCCGTGGGAACGCAGTAGCCAGAGCGCGCGCAATAGCTCATACGGAAATGATAGGGGCCAGTAGTTATGCCAATAAACAGGCAGCTGATTCAACGGGATTAAATTATAAAAAGTTTTGGAGTCATAGCGGATTGGAAGGGGTGAGAGAAACTCACATTTATAATCAGCAATACACTAATGAAGTGAACGGGATTAATCCTGATGAATTATATCCAAATGGAGTGATGTTTCCTGGTGATCCAAACGGTGATCCGGGTGAAGTAATTAACTGCCGGTGCACGGAGCTTTATGAAATTGTTTAAAAAAGTGTAACTTTGAAAAAAAATTAATAATGGAACAGTTGAAATTTAAAAATTTTGCAATTGAGCATACAAAGGCAGATCAAAGCGGTAATCTGATAATTGAAGGTTATGGTGCTGTTTTCGGAAACATTGATTCATACGGTGACATTATAGAGAAGGGGGCATTTGGAAATACTCTCAACGAACGAAAAGATAGAGTAGCTTTTGCATACCAGCATGATATTTGGAATCCTATTGGAAAGATTTTGGAATTACGGGAAGATGAAAAAGGCCTTTGGTTAAAGGTGATGTTGAGTGCTGCCGAAAAGGATATACAAACAAAAGTTAAAGAAGGTATTTTGCAGGAGCTTTCAATCGGTTACAAAGAGGTAAATGCACACCGGGAGGTCAGGGATGAAAATGAGGTAAATGTAGTTACTGAAATTAAGTTATATGAGATTAGTTTGGTAACGGTAGCCGCGAATCCTTTAGCCAGGATTGAAGGGATGAAGGCAGATGAAAAAAGAGATTTCTTACAAAAGGAATTTGACAGGCTGATTGCCATTGTCAGAAATGAGAACATAAATTTTGAATTGAATAAATTAAAATCCTTAATATTTTCCGCTGAAGTTGAAACACACGAACAGCCGCCGAAAGAAGAAGGATTAAAAAAAGGCGATATTTTAAAAATTTTAAACGGAAAGTAATGGAGAAAAAAGAATTAACAGATGCTTTGGCCGAACATGGTAAGGCAATCGAATTAAAACAATCGGAGATGCAGACGGCCATTGAAAAAAAGATGACCGAATCCGCAGATGCTCTGAAAAAAGAGATTGAAGGAATGGAAGATACCCGTAAAAAAATGCAGGATCAGTTGGATAAATTGGATATTGAAATCCAGAAGTCCAAAAAACAGCCGTCAGAAAAAGTAAAAACATTTGCAGATGAACTGCGGGAATCGTTGAACAAAGAAATTGATGAGCTTGCTAAACTGAAAGAAGTTGGGGCCCGTGAATTGAAACTCCAGGTTAAAACCTTTTTGGAAACTAATACCAACTCAATAACTACCGGTGATTTGATACCGTGGCCGCAACTTGATCCGGGCGTGAGTAAAGCGCCTGACCGGATGCCGTTTATGTTGGAATTGGTTAGTAGAGGAGTGGCCAATTCTATGACCATTTACTGGGTTCAGCGAAAAACACGGACTGATAAAACTGAATTTGTTGATGAAGGAGCTGCACCAAGCGGAGAAACCGTTTTGGGTTACGAAACAAAGTCTGCAAGCATGCAGAACCTTTCAAGTTATTTGAAAGTGAGTAACAACTCACTGGATGACATTGATTGGTTACTTTCTGAAATTCAAACAGAGTTGGTGACGCTTCATTTGCTTAAATTAGATGCTGAAATACTTAATGCGGAATCAGCTGTTGAGGGATTTGATGGAGTTTATACGGCGGCAACAGCCTTTGCTGCGGGCGGAGACACGCTTCCTGCCGGAGTTACACCTAATAAATTTGATGCTTTGGCTTATGCCTTAAATCAGGTGAAAGTTGCAAATTTTAATCCAACTACGATTGTTCTTCACCCGTCTGATTTGCGGGATTTGAAATTGACCCGTGATGACAATGGGAATTACATGTTACCTCCGACAATGGCAGTTGGAAACAACGTTGCTGTTGACGGGGTGAGGGTAGTTTCCAATACCGGAATGACAAAGGGAAGTTACCTGGTGGGAGATTTTACAAGAGCGAAATTCTGGACACGGAAAGGGATGGAATTACGGATTTGGGAACAGCACGATGAGGATGCTGTAAAACAATTGAAAACTGTAACCCTTTACAGTAGGGGAACGCTGATTATAAAAGATGCCGACAAACTGGCATTTGTGAAAGACACTTTTGCTGATACGATTACTGAGATTACTGCGGGTGCATAATTAATCGGGAGCTGGTTTGAACTGGCTCCCACAATTTTTTAAACAATGAAAAAGTTAGTTTTAATATTTAGTTTGATTTTGTTTGCCTTCGGAGCGATGGCGCAGAAGAACACGGTTATTTCTATTACGCCGGACACGTTAAATGGAGCGGAAACAGTTTATTTCGAGACTGAAACCTTCAATTATTCATGGGATTACCTGACGATTCAGGCCGCTTGTGATAATATTGGAGGAACATCTGCCGGGACATTATCACTTGAGGCATCCGTTGATGGGACAGACTGG